TACAGATTCTTGATAATGAACAAGCTAAAATCTATGCAACTGGTCTAAACCTTGTTGTAGGACCACAAGGTCCTCAAGGTCCTATAGGACCACAGGGTATTGAGGGTCCAAAAGGTGACAAGGGTGATATTGGAAACACTGGTCCTCAAGGTGTTCAAGGTCTTCAGGGACCACAGGGACCAATTGGTGCCACAGGTCCACAGGGACCACAAGGATTGCAAGGTCTCCAAGGACAACAGGGACTTAAGGGAGACAAGGGTGACACTGGTGAAACAGGTCCACAGGGTCCACAGGGATTAGTAGGTCCACAGGGACCTGCAGGTGTTGATGGTGTTGATGGATTAGATGGTGCAGAGGGACCAATGGGACCTCAAGGACCTCAAGGAGAAATTGGTTTAACAGGAGCACAGGGACCCCAGGGTCCACAGGGTGAACAAGGTATTCAGGGTATTCAGGGACCTGTAGGACCTGAAGGACCTCAAGGAATTCAGGGACCAAAGGGTGATACAGGAGACCAGGGACCAATGGGTCCTCAAGGTATTGCTGGTCCAGCTGGTCCACAAGGTGAGCAGGGTATCCAAGGTCCCCAGGGTATTCAGGGACCCAAGGGAGATAAAGGTGACCAGGGTGACCCAGGTTTAGATGGTGACCACTACCACACCACATCTTCTGAAACAAATACAATAATTAACAATGGACCAATTAGTTTTGTTCTTAATGATTTAGATGTAGATTACACAATTGCACAGTCTGTAATTGTTGCTCACGATGCATCAAATTATATGATTGGTAATGTTACTGGCTTTAATTCAACAACTGGTGAACTTGATATCAATGTTTCACACAAGAGTGGTTCAGGAACATTCTCATCATGGACAGTAAACCTAAATGGTGCTGTAGGTATTCAAGGTCCAGAAGGACCAGCAGGACCTCAAGGACCACAGGGAGAACCTGGTCCACAAGGTATACAGGGTGAACAGGGCATCCAGGGACCAGAAGGTCCAGTAGGCCCACAGGGTATACAAGGAGAACAGGGTATCCAGGGTATCCAAGGCGAGCAGGGTCCAGCAGGTGCTGACGGTGCTGATGGTGCTGACGGAGCAGATGGAGATTCTGCTTATGAAATAGCTGTTGCTAATGGTTTTGTTGGTAATGAAACAGCATGGCTAGCATCTTTGATTGGTCCAGAAGGTCCTCAAGGTATTCAAGGTATCCAGGGTGTTCAAGGTGAAGAAGGCCCAGCTGGTCCTCAAGGTGAAACTGGACCACAGGGACCTCAAGGAGAACAAGGACCACAGGGAATTCAGGGAGAGCAGGGTATCCAAGGTATACAGGGTATACAGGGAGAAACTGGAGCTACAGGACCACAGGGTCCTACAGGTGCAACAGGAGCCACAGGCCCAGCTGGTGCTGATGGAACATTAATTGTTAATACAAGCAACATTAAAGCAAATAACACAACTGCTTTTCAATCTTTAACTACTGGTACAAACAATGTTTCATTAGGTATTAATTCTTTGGAATCAGTCGTAACTGGTGGCTCTAATATTGGTATTGGTAACAATACTCTAAGATATGTCACTTCCAGCGGCAATATTGCTATTGGTAACAGTGCTCTGACAAATACCACATCTGGTATCGGAAATCTTGCAATTGGTAGTGCTGCACTTAATTTAAACACGACTCAGTCTAATTCAACAATTGTTGGTATAGGTGCTGCTCAATTAAATGGTGCTGGTATCTCTACTGTTGGAACAGTAACTGGTGGAAGCAATTATCCTGATGGAACATATACAAATGTTAATTTAATACCTCAAAATCAAGGAGTTTATACAACAGCACAGGCAACATTAGTTGTTTCAGGTGGTGCAGTTACAACTGTAACAATTACTGGTGCTGGTTCTGGTTTTAGAGTTAATGATGTTTTAATATATGACCCATTGTCTAATCCAAATGCTCCAAATAATACACTTGCAGCTGGTTCAGGATTTAGTGTTCCAGTAACTGGTGTTTCTGGTGGTGGACAAAACACAATTATTGGAAGACAGTCTGGACAATTTAATCAAAATGGTACAAACAATACAATGCTTGGATACAGAGCTGGATATCAGAGCAATGGTTCAAGCAATGTATTTATTGGAAATCAAGCTGGTCAAAATAATAGTGAGAGCAATAAACTAATTATTGCTAATGATGCTACAGCAACTCCACTTATTGAAGGTACATTTAGTTCAAGCAATTTGGCAAATCAGACTGCTAAGATAAATGGAAAGCTACAAGTAACTGGACAACTAATTGCTGATGGTTCAATTAATATTGAAAATGCAATTCTAGATAGAAGTGGTAATAACGTTACTCTTAGAAACAGCATTGCTGGAACACCAGCTATGGAAATTACCTTTGATTCAACTGGTGGCACAAGCAATATCTTTAAGTTCAATGGTGTAATGATTCTTACTGGTTCTGGACCAGGAAGCCCTACTGGTGGTGGAAATACTGGACAGATGGGATTTGATTCAGATTACTTATACATTTGTATTAATGGTGGAGCACCAGGTTCAGCTACTTGGAAGAGAATTCCATTGGAAACATGGACATAAAATACAGGCAGGAAGGTATTTGATGGCTCCAGAATTGATTACAGCCCTTGCAGGAGGCATTACAGCAGTAGCAGGAGCACTTGCTTGGGGTATCAGAAAGATGTTTATATCAATGTCTGATTATCTTAAGGAACTTAAACCTAATGGCGGTAGTTCTATAAAAGACCAAGTAAATAGACTGGAAAAAAGAGTAGACGATATTTACACAATGCTTGCAGACAAGTAGCGTTTAGTGTATAATAATAAAGTCTCTTGCCAGAGATATGGTTTACCTACCATTCATAACTGAATATAGAAATACAGGCATAATGGTTGCCTGGGGGCCTGGAGCAATCTAGGCCCCTTTTCCACAACCTTTTGTGAGACCCGCATGGAGGGCAAGTGCGTACCAATTGCCCAGGGAATGACAAACCGAATTTGTTAGCGGTAAAATTAGGAATTAATATACGCAATTCCAAGAGGTAATGTACCTGATAGGGCCACTAGCAGACCCAGTCCTATATACAAAACAGAGTCTTACCAATGAGGCGGTCTTATCAGTAGTAATGCACTGATACCTTAAGAAACTTCACAGGGAAGTTAATAGGGTTGGCTTCCCTAGCCCTATTATTGCTTACGAGGGAAGTTGTTCTTCTCTATATCTCTTATCTATATATTCATTATCTGTTAAATATAATAATTGTCTTTACATTTATACTTTGTTTCTGATATAATAATACAGTTCAGTTACTAGAAAAGGACTAACCATGAACTGTAAATATTATGAATCTGAAGGTTGTACAAGACCTCCAAAGTATCAAAATGATACCATTTGCCAAACCCATTACAATCGTGAATGGAGGCAGAATAATCCTGAAAAATTCAAGGCTCAGAAAAAAGCCTATTATGAAAAGAATAAGGAAAAGATAAAAGAAAGAAATCTAGCCTGGAGAGAAGCCAACATTGAGTTTGTCAGGGCTAATCAAAGAGCATTTATGGCTAGAAATGCTAAAAATCCTGTAACAGAAGAGCACATGACAGATAAAGTCAAGCAAAGGTTCTTTGACAAGGTAGATAAGACACCCAATTGTTGGATTTGGCTAGGTGCCAAGTCAGCTTGGAGACCTAAAAGACGTATCGCTGGTCCAACTCAGGGGTATGGTGTAATAAACATCAACAATAGACCCTTCTATGTACACAGAGCATCATGGCTAATGCACAAAGGTCCTCTGATTCCTGGCTTAGTTATTGACCATCTATGTAACAATACTCTATGTGTAAATCCTGACCATTTACAGCAGGTAACCAATATGGAAAACAGCATGAGAAGCCCAAAACATTCAAGTAATACTACTTATAAATACTATAGGACTCACTGTAAATATGGACACGAAAGGCCTGTTGAATCTAGAAATAAGAATTGTCCTACATGCTATCAGGAAATGCTAGCTAAAAGACGTAAAAGCAAATATCCAAAAGGCTATTGTAAGAATGGTCACAATAGAGAAGGGGCCAAAGGAACCTGTCCTAGTTGTTATCAGGAAATGCTGGCTAAGAATCGTAAAGGCAAATGGCGAAAACACCAACAGACTATCTAAGGAAGTATAAGACCACCCAAAGGCCAAGGGCATGTGAAAGATGTGGTCAAAATGCTTACTATTACCATGAAGACTGGGATTATCTATGTGCTCCCCATCTGCTAGACTTATTGAATATAGGTGGACTCAGATGGGATTGGGATGATTATCCTGAGATGTGGGCAAGGACAGAGAGATTACTACAGAGAGGTAAGAATGCCAAGCCCTTACAGTAGCACTGAATACAAGAAGAACAGGAAAGAGATACTTGCTAAATCCAATTACATTTGCCATTATTGTGGAGGCCCTGCTAATACTGCTGACCATATCATTCCTGTGAGTAAAGGTGGGGGACATGAATTAAGCAATCTCCTACCAGCCTGTCATGATTGTAATAGTACAAGACAAGATAGAACGATGGTTAGATTGAAGTATTGGAATAGGAGATATACATAGTTTGGGCATAGGGTGTACATCTGGTTATCCCGCAGCCCACACTCTTCCAAACCATCAAACCAAATAGTATTTCAAACCATATAAATAGATATCCTGCATATTGGGATGTGAAATTATCTAGATATAAAGGTTTGGAAGGTTTGGGGCTTTTTTTGTGGATGTCGCAGACACCCCGCAGCCCTTAATCAAATACCAAGAAGGTATAATTAGTGAAACGGAATAATAATATGGCTAGAACAGGCGTAATAGGTGGTCAAGGACCCAGACAACCTAGACTAATAAAAGATACAGGGGTCCAATTATCCTTTGATGACTTTAGCGTAGAGGCAGCGGTAAAGCATTCATTGACATCAGCCACATGGCTAGAAGAGGCAGACCTAGGAGCAGCTATGACTGCTGTAACCCTAGCACAAACCATAGACCAAATGCCAGATAGAAGACATCAATTGGCTCCTATTCTGATTGCATTATTAAGTAATCTAGGTTTGTTAAATAATCGTAAAGAAGATAAGTCGCTAACCCCTCAAGAAATGCTATTGGCCATTGCTTCTGGGGAATAAATATGGACTGGATGCCCACGCATTACACAGAACCTTTGTCTGATAACTTTGTTACAGATGGGGATAAGCTTATAAATATAGCTGAAAAACTATGGCGTTTGCCTGAAAAAAATGATGCATTATTAAAGCTAACTGATTGGCAAAAGTGGTTAATTAGGGCAACATTGGAAAGATATCCTGACGATTACCCTGAAGAAGATAAGGCTGGAAGGCTAAGATATAAGCAAGTAGTCATTTCTATGCCAAGGAAAAACGGAAAAAGTCTTTTGGGAGCTTTGTATGCCACGTATGGGATGCTATTGCATGAGCCAGCACCAGAAGTAATATCTGTGGCAGCCTCAGCAGACCAGGCAAAGATTGTTTATAGGCGATTGCTTCATCAGGTACAGAGTTCACAGCTGCTTCAGACCCTATTCTCCAGATCAACGGAGCATAGAGGTCTGTGGACAGCGAATGGGACTGGTGTATATAAAGTAATTGCTGCTAAAGCAGCTACGGCCCAGGGTTTGCATCCTAGCCTTGTTGTCTTTGACGAATTGCACGTTGCCAATGAAGATGTGTGGGCAGCCATGGCTTTGGGTAGCGGTACAAGAGATGACGGTATCATAATTGGTATCACAACTGCTGGAGATGACACTTCTAGCCTACTTAAGAACCTTTATGAGCGTGGAGCCAAGGCAATTGATGGAGATGAAGAGCTAGAAAGATTTGGATTCTTTTGCTGGGAATCTCCACAGGGCTGTGAGCTAAATGATGAGATAGCTGTGCGTAGAGCCAATCCCCAGCTAGCCAGCGGTATCCTAAGTTGGGAATCTGTCAAGAATGAACTAGCTACAATGCCTGAAGCAGATGCCAGACGCTATAGATTAAATCAATTTGTTTCATCTATGAATGCTTGGCTACCTGTAGGCACTTGGCAAAGCCTTCCATATGGCGAGGTA